TAATCCCAATCTCTAAGGCGCCTGAGTTAGTTGTTAGTCCTGATAACGCAGTAGCCTGTTGTAAGCGATGCAATACACGTAAGGGTAACAAGTCACAGGGCGTTTTTTTAGCCACAAGCGCTACCCCCCCTGTCTTTTCTGACCTTTTATCCCCAAAAACGGCTGTAATGACCCAGCAAGGCCCTTGCGCTGGCCAACCCGAGCAGGATATTAACTAGTGACTGCAAAACCTAAACAGGCGCTACGAGGGGCAATCAAACCACGCTTAGAAAACGCACCACTCAAAGGCCCTAGCCGTGGCGATGAGGTTGCACAGCTAGCAGAGGATATTGGCCTGCCTCTTTTACCGTGGCAGCGCTACGTACTTAACGATATGTTAACGGTAGACAAAAATAAAATGTTTATACGTAAGACCAACCTGTTATTGACGTCACGCCAGCAAGGTAAAAGCCACCTGGCGCGTATGCGTATCCTGGCGGGCTTATTCTTGTTTAACGAGCGTAATCACGTTGTTATCAGCTCGGCTCGTTCGATGGCATTAACCACTTTTAGAGAAGTAGCACAAGCTATAGAAGATAGCCCTATCTTAAAAAAAGAGCTTAAGAGTATTCGCTATGCCAATGGTAATGAAGCTATAGTCTTAAAGTCAGGGGCACGGCTGGACGTAAGAGCAGCTACTAGAGACTCGGCCCGCGGCGCTACCGCCGATTTTTTATTCATTGATGAATTACGCGAGGTGGACCAAACCGCGTTTGCCGCTGCTATGCCTGTGACACGCGCACGGCCTAACGCTCAAACTTTGCTAGCTAGTAACGCAGGCGATGCCTTTAGCGTGACCTTAAACGAGCTACGCGAGCGATGCCTGGCGCATCCGCCCGAGTCACTCGGATATTACGAGTACAGCGCCCCACAGTTTGCAGCTCTAGATGATAGAAAAGCCTGGGCCCTGGCTAACCCAGCTTTAGGCATATTGGTTACCGAGGCCTCAATTTTAGAAGCTCTAACGACACAAACCACCGAGCAATTTAGGACAGAGACGTTATGTCAATGGATAGATTCGCTACAATCACCGTGGCCACACGGTTCTGTTGAGGATGCCAGCGACATAACCCTAAAAATGGCACCTGGGCCTTTAACTGTTTTTGCTTTCGACGTTAGCCCTAGCCGCCGCGATGCCAGCCTAGTAATGGGCCAATTATTGCCCGATGGCCGCATAGGTGTAGCTGTGTTAGATACCTATAGCTCACAAGTAGCTGTAGATGAGTTAGCTATAGCTGCAAGTATTAAAAAATGGTCAGATATGTATTACCCACGTGTAGTTTGTTATGACAAGTACACCACGGCATCTATAGCCCAGCGTTTACAAAATGCGGGCGTACAAACTCGAGATGTATCGGGCCAGGCGTTTTATACTGCGTGTTCAGACTTTCACGATAGCCTAGTCAACGACAGGCTGCGCCACTCAGGCCAGGATTTACTGATACAACAGATGGCAAACTGCGCGGCAAAAATAACACCCGATGCCTGGCGTATTGTGCGCCGTAAATCTGCAGGCCCCGTAGATATTCCAATCGGCCTAGCTATGGTGATTCATATTTTGGCACAGCCCGTATCTGAGGCTAAAGTATATGTTTAGACACGCCGAAGGTGTGGATAACTTTACACCTGTGGATAACCTATAATTCGCCCTATGGGTATATTGCAAACTTTAGGCATATCTAAAAAAGATGTTACCGCCCAGTTAGCCCCTGCCGTTATGTCACAAGGTTACGGCGTAGGCGTTTATAACTATGGCGGCCTTTATGCAACTGGCAACGGTGCCCCATTTATGGACAGGTTCACAGCTCTACAAGTGCCCTCAGTATCACGTTGCCGTAATTTAATTGCTGGCGTTATCTCAAGTATAGATTTAGAGTTATACAAAAAATCTACAGGCGCAGAGATGGAAAGCCCGTTATGGCTTGACCAACCCGATATGCGCCAACCACGTAGCGTAACTATTGCTTATACAGTTGACTCATTATTATTTTACGGCGTTGCATATTGGCGCGTTACATCTTTGTACGCAGACGATGGCCGGCCAAGTGGTTTTGAGTGGGTGTCTAATTCTCGCGTAACAGTTACAACCGATGAGACAGGCGAGGCCGTACAGTATTACAGCGTTAACGGCGTGCGCTCACCTATGGCGGGTATTGGTTCACTCGTTACTTTTCAATCTTTATTACCTGGCGTATTAGAGACTGGCGCTCGTACGATTCAGAGCGCAATAGATATACAAAAAGCGGCAAGTGTTGCGGCATCTACACCAATGCCTACGGGATTTATCAAAAATAGTGGTGCAGATTTACCAGAGGCACAGATTAGCGGTTTGTTAGCTGCGTGGAAAGCCGCACGTGCATCCCGCAGTACAGCGTATTTAACAAGTACTTTAGATTATCAGCAAGTAGGTTTTAGCCCTAAAGATATGACTTACAACGAATCATCCCAATACTTAGCAACTGAGATAAGCCGTTTAATGAATGTACCAAGCTATTTAATTAGCGCGGATATGAATACGTCAATGACGTACCAAAACATTTTAGATGGCCGTAAAGAGTTTGTCGCATATTCTTTACAGCCATTTATTAGCGCTATTGAAAACCGTTTATCTATGGATGATATTACGGCGCACGGTAACGTAGTGCGTTTTGCACTAGATGAAACTTTCTTACGTGCCGATACTGCAGCGCGTTTAGATGCAATAGAGAAAATGCTCAATCTAGGTTTAATAGATTTACAGCAAGCTCAGAGTATGGAACAACTAAGCCCGATGGGCCTTAATGAAGGGAACGGCACTAATGATATTAACCTTTAGTGGCAACGTAGAAGCTGTAGATAGTGGCGAGCGCCGCACTATCTCAGGCAAAATTGCACCTTATGGTGAAATTGGTTATACAAGTGCAGGCAAAGTTGTTTTTGCTGAGGGTTCAATTACTGCACCTGAGCCAAGTAAAGTAAAACTTTTAATGTCACACGATAACGCAAAGCCAGTAGGACGTATGCAGAGTATTACATCTGCTAAAGATGGTTTATATGCAAGTTTTAAGGTAAGTGCCTCATCACGTGGTAGTGATGCAATTTTGCTAGCCCAGGAACAACTTATGGACGGCTTATCCGTTGGTGTGGAAGTTACCGCATCAAAGCCCCAGAAGGATTATCTCCTGGTCACCGCTGCCACCTTACGCGAGGTGTCACTTGTAGAGAGCGCTGCCTTTGCAAGCGCTGCGGTGCAAAAAATTGCTGCCGCTGCAGGCGATATGCCTATGGATGCTGCTATGTCTACAAGTACAAAGATTACGACAACTAACACCGTAATAAACTCAACAACAACCGAAACCGAAACCGAAACAGAAAGCGAGGCCGCTGTGACTACAGCCCCCGACCAAACCGCACCTGAGGCAGTAGATGCCACAGAGCAGGCTGCACCTGTAGTAGAGGCAGCTCGTAAAATCATCCTACCAAGCGCGCTTAATTCACAGCGTGTTCGTACACCTATTGTAAATATGGGTTCATACACAGAGCATAAAATCAAAGCTGCATTAGGAAATGATGACTCAAAGCTGTATGTAACAGCCGCCGATGATTCTTTTAGCACTAACCCTGCATTTAATCCAACTCAATACCTATCAGAGTTTCCAACTAATACACGTTTTGGTACACCATCTATAGATGCGTGTTCACGTGGTGTTTTGCCTAATAACGGTATGACTATTAACGTGCCATCTCTTGTTACATCTGCAGGCGGTCAGTCAGGCGTAGCCCCAGCTGTAACTGTTGAAGCCGAAGCTGGAGCAGTACAAAATACAGGTATGGTTACAGAATACCTATCTGGCACAGTATCTAAGTACTCAGGTATGAATACTATTAGCATTGAATTGCTAGAGCGCTCAGACCCTAACTTTTATGCAGAGCTTACTAATCAGCTACAAAATGCTTACTTAAAGACTATTGACACTACAGTTAATGCCGCCCTTATTACTGCGGGTACTGTTGCTACAACAGCACAAGCTGCTACATCTGCAGGTATTATTGGTTATGCATCCGAAGCCTCAAAGCTTGTTTATGAGGCTACTGGCTACTTTGCTAATAACTATATTGCTAACGGTTCACAATGGCAGCTACTAATGGGTGCAGTTGATTCCACAGGCCGCCCTATTTATTCAGCTAGCCAGCCAATGAACGCAGGCGGTTTAGTACAGCCTGGCTCAATTCGTGGAAACGTTTTGGGATTAGACCTTTATGTAGATAAAAACTTTGCTGCAACTACAACTGTAGATGATTCAGCAATCATTCTCGCACCTGAGGCGTTTACTGTTTACCAGTCACCACAGGCGTATATGTCAGTTAACGTTGTATCTAACCTACAGGTACAGGTTGCTATCTATGGCTATATGGCAACTATTGCCAAGATGCCTAAGGGTATTATCCGTTACAACTTTACCTAATAAAACCCACTAATAGTTTGGTAGGCCTCTTAGCCCTTTGAGGCTTACCAAACCTTAATAAGTAAGGAGCTATAAAATGCCAGCCACGTATGTAACAGCTGCTACCTTGAAGGCTAGCCTGGGCGTGGGCACTTTGTACGATTCTTATACCTGGATAGAGGACACCTGCCAAGCCGCACAAGATTTAATAAACGGCTTTTTGTGGTTTGATAGCGCGCCCGTAGTTGGTACCGCGTTGGTTTCTAATGTCGCTACCGTTATGGTTGCCAACCCTGGCATATTTACTACGGGCCAATCAGTAACTATTGCTGGGGCTGGTTCAACCTTTAACGGTACTTACACAATTACGGGCACAATTCCATTTTCTACAGGTACAGCTAATATCTTGCCTGCATTTAATATGCAGCTTAATTATTGGCAATTCCCACAGGGCTACAGCTTTATTCAATATGCTAAAACTGCTAGTGACCAAAACTTTAGGCGCGTACTGCCTTACGGCACTATGACAGGTGACGATACAAAAACCGCTACCTACGCCAATACTCCAGCTATTAACGCTGCAGCTCTAATGCTGGCAGAAAATATCTGGACTTCACGGTTTAGTACTCAAAACGGCGGCACTAGCCTAGATGGCTATACGCCGAGCCCGTTTAAAATGTCAAATACGCTTATGGCATCTGTCAGAGGCCTTTTGGCAAATTATTTATCGCCCGCAAGTATGGTGGGATAAAATGCCTACAGCGGCTATAACCACCCTACGTACAACTATTGCTACAGCCCTTGCTAATCCTGGCGTGTGGACGGTTTTTAATTACCCGCCTAGTACTATGCAAAGTAGCGCTGTAGTGGTTGCACCTGCAGACCCATATATTACGCCAAGTAATAACTCACAGGCAACTATATCGCCTTTAGCTAATTTTAAAATTATTATGACGGTGCCTATGTTCGATAATGCCTCAAACCTTATTGGCATAGAGGACACAATAGTAGCCGTATTTACTAAACTAGCTAATAGCGCAATCGTATTTAATGTTACTAGCGTAAGCGCCCCTAGTGTATTAAGCGTTGCCGCAGGTGACTATCTAACGGCAGACTTACAAATATCCGTACTAACAAGCTGGACATAGGAGACTAAAATGGCGTGGAGCGAGGAAGATTTGGCCTTTTTTAAAAGAATCGGCCAAGACGTACCAAAAGAAAATGAAGAGCCAAAACAAGACAAACCAACTAAAGAGAAAGCAGAGGAGTAGGCCGTGGCCATATTTCTATCCAATGGTGTAACAGTAACGCTAAACAGCGTAGTACTGAGCACCGTAACTACAGCTGCGACAATCAATCGCAGTTTTGATGAACTTGAAGTAACCGCTATGGGTAAAGAGTATTGCCCACTCGCTGCGTAAGCGGCGATGAAAATTACAGCGCTATATCGGTGAAGGCCCCCAATAAAAGCGGGTTAATACCGAGGCAACCTGCGAAAGCAGAGAGTCCGTAGAGACTACACGCGCTGCCCCTAGAGATAGGGTGAAGATATAGTCCGAGCTATACCAATGGTAAAGGTATAGAGGTTAGCAGAAATGACTAGCCCGCCAGTAATGGTAGTAACAATATGGATACTGCACACAAGTTTGTTAAAGGTCTAGAGGCCAGCACTATTACTTTAGACTTTCTAAACGATGATGCTGCTTCAGGCGCAGGTTCAGTACGCGCTGCCTTGCAGGCTGCCTGGGGTACAACTGTAGCCCTAACGCTAAAGCAAACAAGTGCCGCAGTATCAGCAACTAACCCGCTATACAGCACTACTGTTTTGGTTAATAACACTACAGATATCAACGGTGCAGTAGGCGATGAGTCAACTCAAAGCATTACTTTTACCTGTAACTCACCAATCGTAATTACAACCGCATAATAAAAAAGACAAGGGGCTAACACAATGGCAAGACTCAAAATAACAAGGGCTGACGGTACGGTATCTGAGCATCAGATAACGCCAAAAATCGAGTGGGCCTTTGAGTTGTACGCAAAAAAAGGCTTTCACAAAGCTTTTAGAGATGATGAGAAACAGAGTGACGTTTACTGGCTTGCGCACGAGTGCCTTAGGTCAGCTGGCGTTGAAGTACCTGTTTTTGGAGCGTTGTTTTTAGATACCTTAGCTAAGGTTGAGGTATTGGACGATGACCCTTCGCAATAGTGGGGCGCGGTAGTTTTGGTTACCTCATAGCGCAGCTAGCCGTCGAAACGGGTATCGCGCCCCAGTATTTACTAGACCTTGACGATGCTATGTTTAAAAATATCCTCAGGGTTATAAACGATAGAGCTAAGGAGATGCAAAATGCCCAACGTAGAAATAAGAGGTAATAATGATTTACGTAAAGCACTACGGCGTTTTGCACCTGACTTAGAAAAGGAATTACGCCTAGAGTTACGTAAGGCTTTAATGCCTGTAGTAATTCAGGCCCGCGGCTTTGCACCGTCTATGTCACCTATGAGTGGCTGGGCGGCAAGGTCATTTAGTGAGGCTAGATTTCCATTTTATGAGCAAAACACTATTACTAAAGGTATTGGGTTAAGTACTGGCCCAAGTAAACCTAACAAAAATGGATTTAGTGCTATGGCTACTATTTATAACGCCTCACAGGCAGGTGCTATTTACGAGACAGCTGGGCGCAAAAACCCAACAGGTCAACCCTGGGTTGGGCCTAAGGCTGGCGGTGCTAGCAAAAAATATAGCCGCTCTAATAACCCTAAAGCTGGAGCGCAATTCATTACTAATTTACCACCTCTTGTATTTAGCAGGGAAGGCGTAGGCCGTATGCTTTACCGCGCTTGGGCCGCTAATCAAGGCGTAGCTCTAGGCGCAGCTATGACGGCTATTAGCAATACCAAAACTATGTTTTATAACAGAGCCAATACCTCAGCGCTTAAAAAGGCCGCATAATGGTACAAAAATCAGGTGTTAATGTTCATATTGGTAGCGAGTTTGATGCTAAAGGATTTAAGCAAGCTCAAACTGCTCTAGGTAAATTAGGCATCTCAGCTAAAAAGTTAGCAGGTGCCGTTGGTCTTGCTTACGGTGCTAAGGCTCTTGTGGCTTACGGCAAAGCATCTATGAAGGCTGCAGCTGAGGACCAAAAAGCTCAAAAGATTTTAGCTAATAACTTAAAAAATGTAGGTTTGGCTTATGCCTCAGTAGATGCCGAAAGTTTTATAAAGTCAATGGAAAAGCAAACGGCTATCCTTGATGACCAACTACGGCCCGCTTATGGTCAACTAGCACAGGTAACTGGCTCAGCAACTAAAGCCCAAGATTTAATGCAACTTGCTTTTGATGTATCAAGCGGCAGCGGTTTGGATTATGCCAGTACTGTAGATATTTTGAGCCAGGCTTATGTAGGTAATACAAAAGGACTAAAGCAACTTAATTTAGGACTTACTCAGGCCGAGTTAAAAACTATGGATTTTGAGCAGATAAGTACCAAGCTACGGCAAAACTTTGCAGGTGCAGGTGGCGTTGCCCTTGATTCTTACGCAGGCTCGATGGCCAAACTTAGCGTAGCTACTGCTAATGCTAGCGAAACTATTGGGACAGCTTTATTAGATGCACTTATTAAGGTAAGCGGCAGTAATGGCGTGGATGGCCTTATTAGCAAAATAGATACCCTAGCCTCAGCCTTTGCATCTGTTGTAACTCAGGTAGGTAATGCCGTATCAGCCCTTACAGGCACAGCTACGCAAAAGGCTTTTAGCCCTGGCTATTTTGTTAGTGGTGGTAGGGCAGGCGGTAAGACGGTAGCCCCAACAGGTGCAGGCAATATGGCCCTGAGCGTATTGAGCCAGGATACTCAAAAGTCAGATTTAGCAGCTAAAAAGAAAGCCGAGCTAGATGCTATTAAACGTAATAAAGAGCTAGCAGCTTTAGCAAGGGCACAAGCTGCCGCAGCGTTAGCAACTACTAAAGCCAAAAAAGACCAAGCGGCTTTAGATAAAGCTGCACTAGCTTTAGGCAAAGGCCAAGACGTATTTAATATGGATGCTATTCAGATACAGGCAGCTTTGTTGTCTAAGCAAGATGAAATAAACAAATTAGGCGCTACTGCAACAGACCAGCAAAAAATGCAACTGGCTAATGATTTAGTACGTCTAACAGTTAAGCAAGACATTCTAAAATTAGAGGATGCTATAGCTGCTAAGGATGTTGAGGGCGCTACTGCCCTTGCAGCTAAACTTAATAAAGACTTACTTATATTAGGCACCTTGCAAGGCCAAGCCGTTAAACTTGCAGATATAAATAATATCCTCAACAGTTTTAAGCCTAAGGATTTAATTAACTTAGAAAACTTAAATCAAGCTTTAGCATTATTAGCGGCTATGGCGGGTATCAGAATTAGCCCACAAGCCGTAGCTGCTGCCTCAGGTGGCAAGGCCGGTGGTACAACTGGCGGTGGTACAACTGGCGGTGGCACAAGCGGTAGCACAGCTGCAGCCGTTGCTGGCCTTATACCTGGCGTTGACTATAACCCAGGCCAAAATCCTGACCGTAGAGTTGATGATGCTGCTCGCGCTGCACAAGTAGCCGCATCTACCGCTTTAACTTACTTTGCCGAGAAAGGCTCAGGCCGTGGTGCAGGAGCAGGCGAGGGACAGATACCTGCAGGCGCTTACAATATAACTGTTAATGCAGGCGTGGTTGGTAGCGAAAATATAATCGTAGATGCTGTGCAAAACGCTCTTAATGAGATAGCCCGCCGCGGTTACTCAACTACTTATGCAGGGGCTATAGCAGTATGACCGTGCCAGTAATTAACGCGGTCATTAACTTTAGTACTGGCCCTAGCTTTGCTCAAGCTATGATTTTAGATACAGGCATATTAGGTACCAATATACTTGCAGACAGCGCAGCTGTTATTGTGGATGTATCTGACGTTGTAGATAATATCCAAACTATTAGAGGGCGTAACGCCCAGGCTGACCAATTCCAAACTGGCACTTTATCTATGCGCATAGTTGACCAAAACGGTGATTTTAACCCACAAAATATTAGCTCACCGTACACGGGGCTTTTAACCCCTATGCGTAAAGTACAGATTACAGCTACGTACGGGGCAACTACTTACCCTATTTTTGCGGGCTTTATTACTAGCTATACAACTACTACACCTAAAAATGCTAATGATGTGGTTTATACCACTATTACAGCTGTAGATGCTTTTAGACTCGCACAAAATGCACAAATAAGTACGGTAGCTGGCACCTCAGCGGGTCAGCTCAGCGGTGCAAGAATTAACGCCCTACTAGATGCTATTAACTGGCCTGCCTCAATGCGTGACGTAGATACTGGCCTAACCACAATGCAGGCAGACCCAGGCACAGCCCGCACAAGCCTTGCAGCTATGCAAACCGTAGAGACTAGCGAGTACGGCGCCTTGTATGTAGATGCAGCTGGCTCGTTTGTATTTCAAGACCGAGCCGTTACAGCTGGCAGTAGCGGAGCTACGCCTACAGTATTTAACGATAATGGCACAGGTATAGGTTATTTTAATGCGGTCTGGCGCCTTGACGATACCCTAGTTTACAACTCAGCCAGCATTACCCGTACAGGGGGCACGGCTCAAACGGCCATAAATCAACCCAGCATAGATAAGTACTTTGTGCATAGCTATAACCAACAAAACCTACTAATGCAAAGCGATGCCGTGGCCCTTGACTATGCACAGGCATACGTAGCATCTAGAGCTGAAACTAGCATCCGCTGCGATGCAATACAGCTAGATTTATACACAGATAACTACACAGCTGGCACCATTGCAGCGCTAGGACTTGATTATTTTGACCCTGTAACTATTACAACTAATCAACCTGGGGGCTCAACCCTTACTAAAACTTTACAAGTGTTTGGCGTTGCTCAAAGCATTACGCCCAACAGTTGGAAAACAACACTTACCACTTTAGAGCCGATAATTGACGGCTTTATACTAAACTCATCCCTATACGGTTTGCTTGACAGCGGCGTATTAAGTTATTAAGGAGATAGGACTATGGCAGCTGGATTAGGTTTTAAAACCTTTACAACTGGAGAGGTATTAACGGCAGCTGACACTAACGGCTACCTAATGCAAGGCGTATTGGTGTTTGCATCATCAGCTGCCCGAGCTGCAGCTATTACCTCACCACAAGAGGGGCAATATTCATACCTGAAAGATACAAATAGTACTGAGTATTATGACGGGGCTGCCTGGATAGCTGCACCTATCGGTGATATCACAGGCGTTACAGCTGGCACAGGTATTAGCGGCGGTGGCACAAGCGGCACAGTAACCGTTACTAATTCAATGGCTACTGAGATAACCGCTGCAGGTGACATTATTGTAGGTACAGGCTCAGGTACTTTTGATAACCTGCCTATTGGTACCACAGCGCAGGTCCTCACAGCTGATACAACAGTTAGCCCGTATAAAGTTAAATGGGCTACACCTGGCTCAGCTGCTTTTAGTGGCTGCCGATTAAGCATAGCCAATACTTTTGCAGTCTCAAATGCAACTTTAACCACAATCGGCTGGACTGCTGAAACTTTTGATACTGACACTTATCACGACAATTCTACAAACAATTCCAGAATAACAATTCCGACTGGAAAGTCAGGTTACTATTTAGTAACTTCACACATTTTTTGGGCTTGGAATACAACTGGTTACAGAGAATTGCATTTGACTAAAAATGGCACTGATATTTGGTCATCAGTATGGGGCACAACTGGCTCAAGTTATGTTTCAAGTGGCGCAAATAGCGCAATACAACTCGTAGTTAATTTAACGGCAGCAGACTATATTGAATTAAAAGTCAAGCAAGATACTGGCGGTAATTTAAGCATTAACGGCAACGATGTCGGACAAACAACACCTTCAATTTTCGGCGTTAATTACTTAGGAGCATAAAGATGATTCAATTTACAAAGCCTACAAATCTGAATGGCGCAGAATTATTAGCAGAATTAAACTTGGCTGGTATAGCAATTATTGAAGCGCCAGTAATTGACGGTAATGGTGATTTTTGGCTAGACATACCAAAAGCCGAGGAAGCCAAAGCAGCGCCTATTGTTGCAGCACACAATGGTACAACTGTTACGCCTGAGCCAACTATTGCTGACAAATTGGCAAGCGTTGGTTTATCCGTAACTGACTTAAAAATTGCACTAGGGCTGTAATGCAGACTAGCTACAACGGCTGGCCAGCATCTAAAGAGCAAGCCGAGATAGGCATAAAAGCCTACAAGGTAGAGGGCACAAGCCTTAAACTGCGATGCGCTGAAAAGGTAGCGCCGTTACTTATTAACTTTGCTAAAGAGTTTAACGAGCTAATAGAGCCTATAGAGGGCGGTGCTCTAGATGATTGGGGTTACTGCTACAGAGATGTAAGAGGTGTGCCGGGCAAGTTGAGTAATCACAGTAGCGGCACAGCTATAGACCTTAATGCGAGTAAGCATCCTTTAGGCAAGGTAGGCACGTTTGATGCGGCTAAGGTACCAATGATTAAAGCTTTAGCTAAAAAGTACGGTTTAACGTGGGGCGGGGATTGGGCTAGAAAAGATGAAATGCACTTTGAAATAAACCTAGATGCGGCTAAAACAGCTGCACTAATTACTAAGTTAGGAGCAAAAATATGAGTGATTTAGCACAAGCCAATATACCTAATAGCACCGTAACGCTTTTAGCCTCAGCTGCACGTACTACAACTGCATCTGCAGCTGGCGTTAGTGGATTTTCAGCGGCTAATAATCTTGTAATTCAATTAAACGTAACCGCAGCAAGTGGCACTCTACCTACGCTGGACGTAGTAGTACAAGATACGGTAGATGGCACAAACTACGGCACTATCGCTACTTTTACCCAGGCCTCAAGTGTTACTAAAGAGGTAATACGTTTGGCTACACCTTTTACAGACACCCTACGGGTAGTTTATGTAATTGCTGGTACTACCCCATCCTTTACCTTTTCCGTACTGACCTACGCAGACGCTTAAAAACCCTGCGTTATTAAATCAACTAAGGGCAGAAAAGAGCTAATAAATGAAAGAGCAACTAAAGGCAGCCGCCTTGTCTTACCTACGTGCAGCTCTATCGTGCGTGGGCGCCTTGTATCTATCGGGCATTTCAGACCCTAAAGTACTAGCTAATGCTTTTTTAGCTGGGCTAATTGGGCCAGTACTTAAAGCTATAGCACCTAATGAGAAGCAACTCGGGATAGGCGCTAAGTAGGTGTCGCAGGCCCAGGCATATATAGCGGTAGCGTTGGGGATTGCTACCCTTTCAGGGCTTATGGCTGGGCTTGTGCGCCATCTTGTTAAGTACTATTTATCTGAGTTAAAGCCTGACGGCAACGGCGGGCATAACCTTGTAGGGCGCGTTGAGCGCATAGAGATTCGCGTAGACCGTATATACGAAATGTTGCTAGAGGACAGACTTAGTAAATAGGGCGTGTCGCGTTGCCTTTTGTCAGTAGGTAGAGTCATACTTTAACTACACGCTGAGAGGGCTACTCGGTTAGTAGCTTTATCGGCCTTAACAAAGGGCGAAAGATGAACAGTTTAGACTTAATGGTAGTTGGTATGATTTGTTTATTTATGGGTTTATTCATATGGGCAGCTTATGAGATGGGCTACAAAGTAGGCCTGGGTGAAGGTTACCTACGTGGGCGTAATATAGCTAAGGCGCTAAAAGAAGCTGAGGCAAAGAGATGAGTAATTTTCTAGAAGGATATGAGGACGTTAACGCCAGGATTATTAGGGCGAGGGCCGAGTTTCCAACTTTGCGCTTAGTTGCATACATAGAGGACATAGATATAACAAAAGGTTATATTCTAGTTAAAGCTGAGGCCTATAAAGAGTACGAGGACCACCTGCCTAGCGCTGTTGATTATGCTTTAGAAGTGCGTAGCGACAGAGGCGTAAACCTTCATTTTTGGGTAGAAAACTGTGTGACCAGCGCTTATGGAAGAGTTTTAGGCTTGTTAACACCTGGCGGTATTGCTCGCAGTACAAAGCAAGATATGGAAAAGGTAGAAGCGTTAAGCGCTAAAGATGTTGCGCCAGTCAGCGAGGATTTATGGGCTACTACACCCGTGGCGCAGACCATAGAGGCAGTTAAAAATGAGTTAGGCGGTGTATACCTACAGGGTAAACCTGAGTGTAAACACGGTGCCCGTGTATGGCGTACTGGCACTAGCGCTAAAACAGGCAAAGAGTGGGGCAATTACAGCTGTATCGAAAAGAGCAAGGCCACACAATGCGAGCCAGTTTGGTATATGCAGACATCCACGGGTTGGGCGCCTCAAGTATGAGCGACCAATACGAGCTAATAAACTTACAAGCTATGACGGGCAAGCTCTTTATAGGCGGCGAGCTGGCAGGTGAGTACAAGGTTGAACAATGCGATAAATGCGCGATGATTACACAGCTAGATAAGTTTGGCTATCAAAAAAACAGCTATGAAAACATCATATGGTTTTGTAAGGGTTGCCGATGATAGAAAACGAGCAAGAGCTATTTAATTACATTAAAGGTTGGTACCTAAGCGACTTAGAAAAGAGCGCTGACCAGTTTGATAACCACGATTGCACTAGCACTATTTACAGGCTACATATAGAGCTTAAATGCCGGCATAAACACTACGATGAGCTAATCCTTGAGCGTGAGAAGTATGAGGCCCTAACACAAGAGGCCGAGCGCCTGGGCTTTACCCCATTTTACGTTAACGCCACGCCAAAAGGCATATATGCGTTTAACCTAAAGAAAACTAAAGTAACCTGGACGGTTAAAAAACTGCCGGCAAAGACAGAGTTTGATGATAGGGGCCAGGTTGATAAGACCGTGGCCCTTTTGCCTATATCTGAGGCGGTGCAGCTATGAGTGAATCAATACGCTTTGATTGTCGCAACTGTAAAAAGATAACTGAGCAGATAGAGCGCATAGTTACAAATAACCTGCCTCCCAACGTTAAAGTCCTACAATGCAAAGTATGTAGCAAAATGAGCGTTTGCCTATTGGTCACGTATGCCGATGTATGAGTACCAATGTGTCAGCTGCTCGGTAACTGTAAATATCGAGCGCTCAATACACGATGAGACTGGGCCGTTATGCTGTGGCCTAGCTATGCGCCAAGTCTACGGCTCAATAGGTGCTATATTCAAAGGTACTGGATGGGGTAAAGATGTTAAATAGTTATCCACAGAAGTTATCCACAGGTACTAATAGCTGTGTAAACACGCCCAAGGATACGCTCAAAGTTGCGCCCTATTTGACACGTACGCTAGCATCAACACTCGCTGGCGAGCCGCTGAGGCGGGTAGCTCGCAGGCGCAGTTTGGTGCTTACGGCCGTCCTATGTGTAATGGGGATTACGCCAGCATATGGATACAACCCAAACGTAGAGAGCTATAAACTATATGCTCATATGAAGTTGGGTAATGATAAAGCTTATAGATGCCTGGTCACTTTGTGGACTTTAGAGAGTAGATGGAATCCTAAGGCAGATAACCCTAAGAGCAGCGCATACGGCATACCACAGCTACTTAATATGACTGAGACTAATCCATATAAACAGATAGACTTAGGACTTAAATACATAACACACCATAAGCTATACAAGGGTGATACGTGTAAGGCGTTAGATAGACATAAGAGGGTAGGGCATTACTAATGGCTAATCGTGGTGACCCTAGACTTAAGCGAGCTTATCGCGATGGCTTTAGGACAAAGATACTGCAGCGAGACGGTTACGTATGTTTCTACTGTGGCCAAGATGCAGACCAGGTTGACCACGTAATCCCAATCTCTAAGGCGCCTGAGTTAGTTGTTAGTCCTGATAACGCAGTAGCCTGTTGTAAGCGATGCAATACACGTAAGGGTAACAAGTCACAGGGCGTTTTTTTAGCCACAAGCGCTA